GCAGCCTCCAGCATGATCTGCTGGCGGTCCTCACGGGACTTGGCAGCGGATTTGGCCTCGGAGGCGTCCAGGTCAGCCATCAGGGCGGCAGCCGTTTCTTTGCTGATTTCCCCTCTGATCTCGCGGGTCTTGACAATGGTGCGCTGCAGCTCCAGCTCCTTCTGGCGGAGGGCATCCACATGGTCCACCTCCGCCGTGCGGTTGACGGCCAGCTGGCCGATGAGCTGGATGCGCTGGGTGTAAAGGTCGTTGATAGCCGTGATTTTGCGCTGCTCCTCGTCGTAGATGCGCTCGCGTTTGGCATTGGTCAGCGCGTCAGTATAGGCCTGCTCGCGCGCGGCGGCCTCCCTGGCCAGCCGGTCTTTAAGTTCCCGCGCCCGTTTGACGGCGGCCTTGTCCACGCCCTCAATGTATTTTTCCCAGCCGTCCAGGATGGCCTGCCCCCAAGCTACGCCCCGGCCGTAGGCAGCCTCCAGCTCGTTGGGGATGTTGAACGTCGCCTGTACCTTGGCCTTGAGGTCGCCCAGTCCAGCCGCTGCTTTCCTGGCTCCCCGTTCCATTTTGCGCCCGGCTTCCTCTCCTTTGCTTCCTGCCTTGTCCATCTCATCGCCGGTGGCCCTGGCCTCCTGTCCAACCTTGCTGACGGCCTCCTGCACACCCTCTGCAGCATCGCTGGTCTTATCCAGAGCCTCGGCGGACTCCTCAGCGGCATCCGTCACCTCTTCCAGATTGGAGGCGGCTGCATTGTCGTCCAGCTCGTCGTTGACCTGCTTGGCCGTCCTGCGGACCTTGTCCAGCCCCTTGTTGACCTGATCCAGTCCCCGCGTGTCGGCCTTGGCTTCCACACCTACCTGTACCTTGTAATCCTTGTCTGCCATGGTGATATGATAGTTATTAGTTAAAGTTTATAGATGGTTAAGAAATGTCTCCCGTCAGAGTGAGGGATACCTGCAGGGCGGCCCAGGCCTTGCCCTCCATGCCGGGGAGGCGTATGTCCTCCGGACGGCGGCCCATACTCGGACCGTCCGCGCCGAGATCGTGATCGCTCGTGAGAGGCAACGGCTGGGCAAGATCCACCGTAGCGTGATAGGTTCTGGTCCGGCCCGGACGGCCCCGGAAATAGCAGGACAACCAGGTAACGGCTCCCTCCGGGTGAAGGGTGAGCGTCTCCTGGAGGTCGAGCCCCCAGGCACGGGCGCGTCCGAACGTCGTAAATGCCCGCACCACCGTAAAAGACATCTGCAGGGAGGCGTTGCCCCTTGACGCCTGGTGCATCCAGGGACTGCCGATGACGAACTCGCGCTGGAGCTGGACGGAGGGCTTGACCTCCACCAGCTCCGCCATCACGTCGTCGTACTGGCACAGCACGATATCCCGGAGGCCGTCCGGACGGTAAATGACCGTATCAAGAGACAGATAGTGCATGATTAGTAATGGAATATGAGTGATTAACGATTGGATGCCGTCGTGAAAAACCTGAAAAACTCCACGGCGGCGGGGTCGTCCAAGATAAAAGCCGGGTAGTCCGAGGCTGTAAAAATCCTGCGGCCTTTGGTCTCCGCATGGACGGCCTCAACGGTCAAAGACACCGCATCAATCATTGTATAGGCACCATCCTCCGCAAGGGTCAGGACATCTTTTCCCAGCCTTGCCCACACCTGCACCGCCTGCCACGGTTCCGCCAGTCCAACCAGCGCGGCAACAACGGCCTGCATGGCCGGTGCCTGCTCCGCCGGTATCTCGTCCTGCGTATAGCGTGCCGGAGGTCTATATCCGCCCTTGTCCTGATAAATGGGCGTCAGAGTGAATTCCTGCCATGTTCCAGGCTTCGGAAACTGAATTTGTATTTCTGCGTCGTTCATCATTAGAGAGGTATGTTAATGTCCACAAAATCTGCCGTTTCTTCGGTTTCAATACAGTTGCGGGATATCGCATCCAGACCATAGAAAACCGGATTAACATTTCCGGGATGGTAATAGGTGTACTCTCCGGTTCCCGCATAAACAGAAACGTCGCCAGCCGCATTATTCACCACATCAGTCACCCATTGGGAAACACCAACCCCGGTTTCAAAATTACTGACGCCGCGGCATGTGGCAATTTGATACAGATTATTCCCCTGGCCTCCGGTGAGCATGAGCCAGAGCGCTCCTGTATCTTCATACCTGGCAATACTGGCGACAGATTTTTGTTGATAGATAATCTTGGCAATCGTCCACGGAACAGGCTCGTTCTGACTGGCCGGAACAAAGCTGGTTGTAGTCTTAACCTGCCAGCTGTCCGTATTGTTAAGCGCAAAAATCTCACGCACCCGCACCGTATAACCGTTGCGGTCCGTATTTCTCACGTTATCAAAAGTAATATCCAGAATTTCGCCGTGATTGTAAGCCAAACCGTTTGCCGGGATAATACTGTAAGAATCTATGGAAAGGTCGGGACGAATCGTCTTCCCGCCGCGGCCGATACCAAAGGACAACTTTGCGGCATTGGTAGCGCGCCAAAGGAAAGAGAACCCGGCGAAACTGGAATAATTCCATTGAGGGTTGCTCACCTCAAATCTCGCCTGAATGGTCGAATGAGTACCCTTGGGAACCTTAATACCAGCCAAATGGTAGGGAACTGTTTTGGTGACTGTCGAAGATCCTGACGCGGTAATGGCATCCGTTTTGAGGAAAGCATTAGAGGTCAGGATGCCCGTCACGCCGGCCATGCCCGCGGCGTACAGGCGATTAACCGCTGACGTATCCGTTACCGCCCCCACAGCCAGCGGGATGTTGACGCCGCCGTTGGCGTTGACGGCCCCCGCCGCCGTAAGACCTCCGGCCAGCGTCATGTTGCCGGCGGCGTCCACTTGGGGCATGGCCGCCAGGGCCTGCTGGGCCGCCGTCGCGGAGTTAGCCGACTCCGTGGCGGATGTCGCGGCGTTATCGGCAGACGTGGACGCGGTGGTGGCGGACTGGCCAGCCGTCCGCGCCGCAGCCTCGGCGGTCACGGAAGATTGCCGCACATCCCGCCCCAAGCTGTCCAGTTGCCGCGCGGTGGCCAGCTCCATTCCTCCCAGGGTGATGCCGTCGTCATAGTCCACTACTACGGTCATCAAGGGAGCCATCGTGCCGTTCACGGCGGGCGGGTTGGACACCTCCGTCACCAGGCCGCGCCCAGGGACGGACGGCGTAAGCACGGCGTGCATGCCCAAGGCATAGGGCGTCATCTCGGTCCCCTCACACACCTGAATGATAATGACATCCCCGCGCGTCAGGGGAACGCCCGGCGTAAATACCCACGTGGCCGTCTGACCGCTGGAAAGGTTGGACACATAGGCGGAGGTGCCAATCAGGCTGTAAGCTCCATCCGTCAGCCTCCAGACACGCAGGCAATATTGATTAGCGGCCGGGGTTTCAAAAAAATACACGGTTGAAATGCTTCTCAGGCGGCAGCTGTCGGGCAGATGCCCCGCCAGTATCTCGTCTCCCCACGTCATCGCATAGCCTCCGACGATGGTCCAGGTGTCGGCGGCGTCCCCGCTGGACAAGGTGGATTGCCCGGTTGCCGCTTCCAATTCCACTCCCGCCTCTTTGAGCGCATCCGGCAGCTGCGCGGCCAGGGCGTCGGCTACCAGTGCGGACCAGTCGGCCAGCACATCCTCCGGAGGGATAACATCCGCCGGCATAATGTCCTGGCGCACGGTTACCCTGATCAGGGAGGAGGTGCGCTGGGAACCATCACCGGCTATGAGGACCACCTCTCCGATCAGGTCGATGCTCGCGGCGCTGCCCATGGCCTCGATCAACTGGGTCGTGTTGACCGACAGGCTCCCGACATAAGCCGGCCCCAGAGCATCATCGACCGGCTCCAGATTGGTGGCGGCCAGCACCAGGGTCTCGTCTCCCAGGGCGGTCTTGACGGCCAGCGCCGGTCTGACGCCGGAGGGAGTCACCGGAGCGCCCTCATCCAGCAGCGTGACGCGCAGGGGAATCTTGTCGCCGCGCACCAGGGACAAGTCGGTGGCCGGGATGCCGCCGGGGAACATGACGGCCATGGTGGCCAGATCAATCAGCAGTTGCATAACAGGTATCAGTGATTAGGCGTAAGAGGTGTTTCCCCGCGGCGGAAAGGACGCCGCCGCGGGGGGAGGACGGGATTATGCTCCCGCGTAGTCCTCGTCAGGGGTCAGCTTGCAGAGCGGATTGTAGATGACGCTGAGCTCGAATTCTGCCAGGGACGGATCGGAGGCAGCCTTGGCCGGGTTGACCAGGCGCAGGCGGCCCTGCATGCAGGCGCTCATGATTCTGGCCCCGTCGCGGTAGGCGTCCGTCCACTCGGTATAGACATAGACGTCGATCTGCGGAGAGCCGGAGCCAAAGACCACCTGCTCCGTGCCCCAGTCCTGGGCAAGGCCAAAGGAGAGCTGCAGGAATTCCGGGGTGATGTAGTTGCTGGCAAACAGGAATTTGCGCTTGGTGGTCAACTGCAGCTCCTCGGTTTCGTAGGTTCCGCCGTCGTTGGTGCCCTCAATCTCGCCCGTCTTGGTCTCAATCTGAGGGTTGCTGGTGCGTATCCTGCCCATATAGAGCCAGGGGCCGGGGGCTTCCGCTGTCGGGGGGACGGGCAGCCAGTCCGCGGACACGGTCTTGGACGGTTCGCCGCTGCCGATGACGGCTCCGAATTTGGCGATGCTGACCTTGGAGCCGATGATCAGGCCGGGGATAATAAATCTGGACATATCAGTGATTGGTGATGGGTTGATGGTTGGCAGTTACACGCCGACGATGACGGCCAGCCCGGCCGCCTCCAGAGACCTGGCCTGGGAGGCTGTCACTCTGGCGGTAGCGCCGGCACGCCCGTAAGCGCCATTGATGAGCGTGCCCGTCTTGGTCACGCGGACTAACACCAGCGTCTCCTCCTGGGCGGGAGCCTGCGGAGTCGTGCCGGTCGTATCGGTATTGTTGGTTGTATTGGTCTTAGCCATGGTTGTGTGTTGTAGGTGAGGATGGGAAAAAATTAAAAGTTGACGGGAGCGTAGAGGATGACGGCCCGGCCCCGGAAGCCGGTCAGCCTGCTTTTAGTCATGTCGTAGTCCTCGACGGAGGCTACGGAGGGAGTGTCGTAGCAGACGCGGTCGACAACCGGATCCCAGAGGCGGACGGCATGCAGAGTCCGCCCCACCATGCCGGACAGGCAACGGAGGGGAGGAACGCCGCCCGGCATTCCGGCATCCCGCGCAAAACAGCTCACGGCCAGCACGGCGTGCATGCGTACCATCGGAGCATTGACGCCCATCTCTAAGAGAGGGACGTAGCCTGCCGGAGTGACGGCGACGCTGCCGGGCCTGCCCATGGCCGCGCGGTTGATGGCGTCGATCTGCTCCTGCTCGTCCCACACGGTAGGGCACACCATCGGAGCCAGGACGTCGTCCTGCTGCAGGTGGGCGATGAGATGCTCGGCGAGTTTGTAGTCTTTATCCATTGTATGGGGATTAGTGAGTTAAGAGTGGAGAGTGGAGTTGCCGTCGGCCTGGGCCAGGAGGCGGTTGAGCACCAGCGTGGCGGCGCGCACGGCATCATCGCGCATCTGATCGCGGGAGGGCATCACCTCCGGATGGGCCGGGATGGTGGCGGACTTGACCAGGGCTCCCAGCGGGGTGACGTCCTGGTAATGGCCGTCCCTGTTGCGACGCTTGCGCTGCCTGACGCGGGCCAGGATGGCGTTGCCGGTATCGACGTCGCCCAGAACCATGACCTCCTCCTCCGGGAGGTGGAGGCTGGCCAGGGAGCGCCGGCGCAGGGGAGAATCCTTAAACGGGATGAGCAGGCTCCTGATGGGGCGGCCGGTCACCTCCGATTTGCGGCCGGTGGGGCGGACAGTGCCTCCCAGCCATTGCAGGCGCACGCCTGTGTGGGTGATGTCGATGGTGGCCTTGTTGTCCCGGATGACGGGAGGATTGATGCTCTGCTTGGCCTTACCCCAGAATCCCTGGGACTGGGTGCGGTCGATTATGGCCTGAAAGCTGTCCCTCACCGCCTGGCGGGCGGCCCTGGCCACGTCGGCCACCATCTCCGCGCGGATGGCGGGAGCCAGAGGGAGCCGTTGGAGGCCAATCACATCGACGTGTAACCTGATCATGAGTTGACAAGGGTTGAGGGTTGGGGCATAAGGGGGACATGGGGCCTGAGAAATTCACCAACGCCGACTACAGGATGATGCTGTGGGAGTCGCGCCTGCGCCGCAAAAAGGGGTATGTCCCTCCGGAGCCTGAGCCGACTCCTCGCAAACTGACGTGGTCTGAGTTGAGAGAGGATCAGCGCCGGGCGATTGTGCGCGGCGAGTATGTCTCCTGCTGGTCCGGTACGGGCCGGCCGGCCAACGGCCACGGCAACGGCCGCCAGAACTGGCGCAAGAGCCGCAAGGGCTGATCTGTTATTACTGCTCGCTGACATAGACGTAAGTGGGTGTGCCGTCCTTTCCCCGGACGATCTTGTTGACCTGGTGGCGCACGCCCTGTAAAAACAGAACCTCGCTCTCGTTGGTATGTGGATGCTTGTCGGTCTTGTTGACGAGCCGCCGCTGCTCCTGGAGGGTGCGGACGATAGTGTCAATGCGGTGGCCTGAGCGGTAGTCCTCGTTGACCAGGATGACCCGCTCGTTGCCCGGCTTTCCGCTGCCCGCAAACCGCTGCGCCGTCTCTTCAACGCGCGACCAGCTGTCCACCATCTTGGTGGAAAGAGCCTGGTAGCCGTCACGCTTAATATCGGCCAGGAATTTATCCAGCTTGCGCGGCTCCATGGACATGCCGCGGTAGAGCGTGCCGCTCTCCTTGACGTCGGTGGGCTGGATCCGGGTGACCGCGTTGTACAGGGCGTCCCACTCTTCTTGGGTGGCGTAGCCCTGGACGCCGCGCTGCGCCCGGTCAAACTGGCGCTGGTCCTCAACGAATTTAACCATCGCTCTGGCCTGGGTGTCCGGGATGACGGGAGGACGCTGCCCGCAGATAACCTTGCCCGCCTCGCTCCAATGCACCGGACGGGTGCCGTTGGGGTCGGTGTAGTAGACGCGGTCTCCTTCCACCTCCACGCAGTCCTCCAGCGCATTGACAAATGCCTGCTGCAGGTCGCCGTCCATCCTGGCAATGGACGCCTCCAGGCTGGCGTTGAGCGACTCGCCGTCAGCTCCCTCCAGCGTCGCCTCCGGAATCGTGAGGCCGTGGCGTCGAGCTTCCTCGTAGTCGACCGGATCCACCCCCATGCCGCTGTTAAAATCAAAGGGAGGGTAATCCAGATCAAACCGGCTGAGCTTGCGCCAGATGGGCGAGGTCAGCAGCGCGATGTGGGAGCCGTCGGTAGCCACGCCCTCGTAGTTGACGGCGGCCGCCGCCTCCCTCCAGCGGGCGTCCCAGTCCCTGGGCTGGCGGCTGTAGCGGATACGCACCAGGCGCTGGGCGGGATAGGCCAGCGACCCCAGCATGGAGTCCCGGTAGGCCCGTTCCCGGACCATGGCGACGTTGGTGTCCAGGATGAGACGCTGGCGGGCGTCGGAGTTGAGGTCCTGGATAGTACCCTCCGTGCCCGGCTCCGGCTGGTAGCCGGTGGCGCGCAGCATCGCGCGGACCTCGCGCAGAGCGTCCGCCTCGGACAGGTTGCCGTCCACAATCCCCTGGCAGCGGTCGCGGAATCCCTGCACGCGGGCATAGCATCCCTCCCTGGCCGTCCAATAGGAGCGCTCCCGGATGTCCGGATCCACGCCGTCCCAGTCCGCCGACGACATGCCGGCAGCAGGAACCGTGATTTTGGCTCGCATGTAATCCGAGGGAGAGGGCATTGCTGAGTGGGAAAGGCTGAGTTACTGTTACCTCCTCCGCCGGGGGGAAGGAAATAATCCGGGCGCTCCGGAACCGTAGGCGGGACGCGGTCCCTGGACATAAGGACGCTTGCCGGGAGGCACGGGCATGCGGCCGTCCGGACCGATCACCCGGTGGGTGCCGGCCCGGACCGCCTCCAGACGCTCGCGGGCGGAAGTCGCGGCCTTGTCGCGGGACTCACTGACTGCCACGGCAAACCGCTTGAGCAGCCGCCAGGCAATCATGTCCAGAGCCTCCGGCCTGAGGGTGCGGGGGATGGTGTCCCTCGTGAGGTCCATCACATTGGCGGGGTTGGCAGCGATAGCCTCGCGCACGGAGGCCGTCACGTCCTGGATGATGCCGTCAACAACAGAACCGTCCGTATCGGCGGCCGTGATGGCATCCAGCTCGGCTTGGTCGATAACCTCCGGGAGCATATCCGCCGTCAAGGTGATCCAGTGATTCATGGCAGGCAACGGTTAATAGTCAGGAGACGGATTGCTCGTCCGGGGCCTCCGGGACGGCATCGTCCAGGTGCAGGATCATCTCGACGATGGCGTCGCACATGCCGATGGCCTCGGCCGCCTTGCGCAGGTCGAGCATCTCGTAGGGTTTGGTCCGGGCCAGGATGCCGCTGATCACGCCTCCGGCGATGATGGATGTGATGTGCTGTCTGGGCGACAGGCCGAGCCGCTCGGCGGTCAGAATGGCGAGGGGAGGCTGCTCTCCGGAGACGCTGTCGTCATGGACGTTGGAGGTCAGATCATGCAGGTTATCGTACTCGTGACTGGTCATGTTGGGGCCGGGATTGCCCCCTGCCTCCCCGGAGTCGCTGTCGCCCATGGGGCAGTCAGTGGCGGGCTCTACGGCTGGTTGATTGGCGGGATTGGCTGCAGGCTCCGATGCGGATGCCTCGGCAGCGGTGCCCTCCACGGTCGGCGTGGCCTTGTCCTGATCAGGAGTGGTGGTGTCCATCTCCTGGGCAGGAGCCTGCTCCGCGGCGGGTTTGTTGGTTCTGGTTGATTTCTTGGCTGTCATCTTGATGTCTTGATAAAAAATTGATTGTTAAGAGAGGGAGGGAGCGTGGAGGCGGGAGCATTTCAACTCCCGGCTCTCCACACTCCGTCCTGCATCAGGCGATCTGCATGCGCATCATGGCCGACGGAGCGGCGAACACGACCTTGTGATGGCCGCGCACGCGCAGCCATTCCGTGGAAATGTCTTCATCTCGATAGGTTTCCACCGTGCTGTACATGTCGTCGCCGGCGAGGTTGAGCGTCTTGAGCGCGGATATGTCGTCCAGGGACGGATTGTCGTCGGCGTAAAACAGATAGATGTTGCTGCCCACGATATTGACGTTGTCCACCTCCGCGCCTCCCGTACCTCCGGGATTGTAGGAGGCAATGGTGCGCATGACCCTGACCGGCGGGATGTCGTCGCCCTGCAGGCCGATGAGCTCCAGCAGCGTCTCCGGCGTGAGGACCTTGCGGCCCATCTCGCCCATCATGGTCTGGACTTCCGTGTTGGCCTGGATGTCCGCCCAGACGTCGCGCGTGGTCAGGATGCGGTTGGGATAGACGCCGTTGTTGACGGCGAATTTGTTGATGAGGCTGGTCAGGATGCTGACCACGGGCTTGGTGCGGTCGCTCCATTTGTTGGCCTCCGTGATGCCGTCCACCGACGTGATGCCGGGGATGACCGAATTCGCGTAGTCAAACACCTCCTTATTGTGGGAGATGAGCATGCGGCGGGCCAGCGCGCGGGTTTTGGCCTGGCGCAGGCTGGTGCGGTAAACTTCCGCGTCAACCGCTCCGAGCAGCTCGCGGTCGTCGATGCCGATCTTGAGGGCGTGTTCTTCGAGCATCACCGGGACGTCCTCGCCGCGGATGTCGATGGTGCGGGGGGAGTCGTACATGGGCCTGCGGGTGTCCGAGGCGGCAAAAGCGTCCTGGCGCAGGTAGCGCTTGTAGGTGGTCAGCAGGCCGGGGGCCTTGACGCCGGGAGCCAGGAAGCGTGCCGGGTCGTGGGTCTGGGTGCCGTACCAGCCGATGATGTAGTTGGTCAGCGGCAGGTTGACGGCGTAGGTTGCGGATGTACTCATGCTATGTAGTCGTTAAGAGGTAAGAGTTAATGGTCAGGAATTGTCGGACGCGGCCGCCGGTGTGGCTGCCGGCCTGGCGACGAGGATGGCGTCATGGAGGCAGCCTCCCTGGCCGCTGGTGTTGGGGGCTACGGATTTGGCCACGACGACCTCGCCGGCCGCGCCGGTGGCCGCCTTGACGGTAGCGTCGGCGCAGGCCACCAGGTCAGTGCCGTCCTCGATGGCGCCGGGAGTGGCGTTGAGGCGAACCTGGACAATGCCCGGATGGCTCATGCGGACCAGATCGCCGCCGTTGCCGTCGGCTCCGTCGCGCCCGTCAGGGTTGCTGACAACGCCGTCCGGGATATCCGAGGCGGAGGTCAGCAGAGACATGGTTTTGCCGTCGGCGGATGCCTTGACCAGCTTTCCCTCGCTCTTGTCGGTGCCGGTGGCGCCCGACGCCCAGAGACGGCGTTCTACGGGTGTTTGCTTGATAATCATTTTAATTAGAGTTAGGTGTTGAGATTGGAGTTACTTGCGGCGCGCGGAGGCGAATTCCTCCGCTGCCCGTGACCAGGCGCGGTCGTACTCGCCAGGGGTGAGCTGGCGGCCGTGTCTGACGATCTCGGCGTCCACGGCCTGGCGGCAGTGGGTCACCAGGTCGACGTCGGATTGCGGCACCTTGACGGCCTTGCCCTCCGGCGTGCGGTGGATAACCACCCCGGCGGGAGTGACGTCGCGGTCCATGCGCCGGCCTCCCCGGTTGCTGTGCAGCTGGCGCGTGAGGGGAGCCCTGCTGTGGGCCTGGGTGCCTTCGTTGGACTCTGCTGCCTGCTGCTTGAGGAGGTCAAAGTCGGTCTTGAGGTCGGTGACGTACTTAAGGATGTCGTCTCCGGTGGCCGTGTCGGGCAGGCCGCACACCCCGGCTATTTTGTTGACGAGGCCAAGCCAGCCCTCGTCGTCCGAGTTGCAGCTGGTTTCGTCCTTTTGGTCGGTGTCGTTGTTGGCGCTGGTTTCGTCTTTCTTCTTCTTTTCCTCCTCCGTAGACGGAGGGGGATTGTCGGAGTTGGTGTTGATATCGTTGGCCTTGTTCTTTTCCTCATCTTCGAGGGCGGGATTGCCCTCGGAGTGCAGGATCCGTTGTGTTGCTGGTTTTGTACTCATGGTTGTGGATTGGAGGATGGAGGCGCTGCGGCTGTGGACGACCACGTCGCCCGCGGCGGATTGGAGGATGATGCCCGGCTGGGCCTCGTGGTCCGGGTTGTTGGTGACGGCCAGTCCGGACAGGCGCGTGGGGCTGTAGCCGTTGTGGTAGACGCGTTTGTAGTCGGCCAGCTTGTACTCGGTGCTGAATGCCCAGTACTTGCCCTGGTTGAGGTCGTGGTGGGCATCCTTGACCCAGGAGATGTAGGCGGCCTGGTAGAGACGGCCGCCGACCCATCCGTAGTCCAGCGCCCTGCACCAGCCCAGGGCCGGGTTGTCGCCGGTGGTGCGCAGATGCAGGTGGTCGTTGTTGACCTGGATGCCGTTGCCGCCGTTGATGGCCGGGTCGTAGGCCTCGCAGATGGCCTGCAGCGCCGCCTTGTCGATGACCTCGTCCACGTCCCAGCGCTTGGCAGGCGGGATGGAGGTGTCGGGCACCGGGATGGTGTAGGTGCCGGCCGGCTCAATGAGAAACCAGCCTGATTGCGGGACCTGGCCAATGGGGTATGGAGCGCAGGCGTCCGGGTCGAATTCCGGGATGCCGCGGGCGATGTATCTGTCTCGGTAGTTGCTCATGCGTGGGATGGGGCTGAATTTGCGCCGTGCAGGGGTCGTGCAGGGCCGGATGTGGCCAGAGACGGGTCAACGGCCGCCGCGCGGCGTCTCCCCTCGTCACGGGCCTCCTGGAGGCGTCGGGCAATCTGGAGGGCGGTGGAGACGATCTCCTCCTCTCCGGGGACCTGCAGCGCATCCTTGAGACGGGCCTGCTCATCCGGGGAGAGGGGAAGCAGCTCCAGCGTGACCCGTTCCAGGCGCTCGTCGATGTCTTGCAGGCGGTGGGCGACCACCTCCTCCAGGCGGCGGCGCGCCGGCTCCCAGAGCGTGGTGCCTCGGTGGAGGGCCAGTGTCGTGATGGCGTCGCGGCGGCGGGAGTTAAGCGTGTAGGGCGTCTCCTGGGATCGTTTGCCGCCATTCTCCATGGCCCGCTGCTCCGGCGCGTAGCCGGCGGTCCTGATGGCGTAGAGCTCGGAGGAGGAGACTCCGGCGGTCACCTGCCAGCCGGTGCGCTCGCTGACCTCGGCGTCGTCGATGTCGTAGCCGGCGGCGCGCAGGGCGGCGGCGTTGGCGATTTCTTTCTCCGGCGTGGTCTTGTCTACGCAGGAGAGCGTAAAATTCACCAGGTGAGGCTGGCCGGGGTGGTACTCGTCGAGCACCCGGTTGACCAGCTGGGCCGTCAGCACGGAGGCAATATGGTCGGCCTCGCCGGCCGCCCAGGCCTTAAAGCCGTCAGCCTGGGCGTTGCCGGCCAGGGTGCCGGAGCCGGACTCGGTCATGACTGTGAGCTTGCCGGCGGTGGTCAGCATGGCGATCTCCTCGGTGGCTACCTTGTAACGGCGGTCAAACAGGTCGACGCTCGTCTGGGATATCGGGATGGACTTGATATCGGAGTCGTGGTCGATGACGCCGGTGGCCGCCGAGTAGCACATGGCCGACATCTTGATGTACTCCTGACGCAGCGCCTCGGAGCAGTCAGGAGGAAGCACAAAAAATGCCGGCGGCGTACCCAGCCTCTCCAAGAACACGTCCCACTGGGCCAGCGTCGTGCTACGGTTAAGCACCAGCATCTGGGCGGGCATGTCGATGGGCCGGGGATGCAGGCGCAGGATGAGGTCCTCCAGAGGCACGGGCAACGGCTCCCCCCGGTAGCGGCTAAACTGGGCATTCGGGTTGTATCCCCAGGGTCCACGGTAACCGTCGCGGCACATCAGCCAGTTGTCGACGGGCAGCAGATGCAGGCCATCGCCGTCGGCGTAGGGCTGCAGGAATTTGTAATGGCGGCGGGACGCCTGGGACAGGGCGGTGATGGCCTCGTCCATGTTAACGATGGCGTTGCACAGGTCGGTAATGGTGCGCTGCTGGCTCTCGGCCAGCAGGCTGTCGCGGTCGTCCAGGTCCGGCTTGACCGTGATAGACCAGTCGTACTTGCTCAGAGCGTCGTCCCGCTTGGTAATACAGGTCATCAGCATGGCGTCGTAGCGCTCCATCTGTTCCCAGATCCACTGCTGCTCGGCATAGGCTCCCAGCTGGCAGTCCTGCAGGCAGCGCCGTATGGTATCCACGCTCAGGTAGTCCAGCGGGCACACGCGCTCAATCTGGCGGCGGCGTACCTTGTCCAGCTCGGCCAGGGCGAGTGCGGCAAACATGGCCGGCTTGCTGTCCTGGGATGCCTTGTCCGGCGCGGTAAGCGCCCGCTGCACGCCCTCTGCATGGGACCTGCGGTGGAGGATGTAATTATAGAGTCGTCTGATCATACTATGCTGCCAGGAGTTGATGTAGGATGGGACGGCCGCCAAAGAGCGAGCCGTGGGAGCGGCCGCCAAACAGGCCCACGCCCTTGATGATGCGACCGTTGCCTGGAGACGGGAGATGGTGCTGTACGTGGCCGTCGGCGGCGCGCAGGGCCAGAGCCAGGGCCGTGCACCGGTCGGAGTGGCCCTCCCTGGTGTGCGGAGCCTCATAGGTATAGTCCGTGCCCCGGAAAATCTGCTGCATGGCGTGCAGGTCCTCGCGCACCTCCACGTCAATCGGGATGCGGACGCGGGTCGGAGCCTCAAAGGCCTGACGCAGGCGGGGGAAGATGAGACGCTTAAAGGCCGGCGTAAACGTGCAGAGCTCGATCCGGCCAAACTCGTGACTCTCCGGATGCCAGCGCTTGAATTCCTTGACCAGGACATCGCCCATACCGATGCCCACGCCCGTGTAATCGTAGCACACCCGGCGCGCCGCCTTGATGCGGTGGCGCAGCACCTCCATCTGGTCCGGCACGGACATGTTGCGCAGCACCAGCACCTCGCGGGTGACCAGCACGTCACCCACCCGCTCCAATGTCCAGCAGACCGTCGGGTCGTTGGAGCGGCCAAAGTCGATGCCCAGGCGCAGGTCCAGCTTGCCTCCCAGGTAAATGGCCGGGTCGCAGGAGACCGTGGCGCTGGCGGACTCCGCCGTAGCGATCAGGTCGTAGGGCAGCAGCACGTTGGAGCTGTCCAGGAATTCGCACATGTACTCCTGCGCCCAGCCGATGGGGTCGTCCAGGGATTCTCTTAACTCGTCAATGTCGATGGGCAGTCCGTCCTCCACGGCCTTGGCAATCGTCACCACATGGCAGGACCAGTGCTGCTTGCGGCCCTCCACGGGTTGGAGCAAATTGTCGGAGATGATCTTGTATGTCCTGGCGCCGCGGCCCGTCTTGCCGTTGGGCGTGGTGATGAGCCGGACTTTTTTCTCGCCGCCCCGGAGGGGATTGGTGATGGAGGGGAGGACCGCACGCCACGTCGCATCAGGATCCTCGAAAAACGCGAATTCCGTCAAAACGAGATTGGCGCTAAAGCCTCGCACGGTATCGGGCCTGCCGGGCACGGCCAAGATGCGGGAGCCGTTGGCAAATGTGATGGAGCCGGACTTGAGCAGGGTGTTGGGGCCGTCCTGTCGTTCGATTTCCTCGGCGGCCAGGGCAAGGGAAAAAGCCTCGGCCCACTCCTTACACTTGGCCAGCGATTCCATGGCCTGGCGCTCGGACGGGGCCGCGATCATCCAGGTGGTCTTGGCCCGCAGCATCGCATCCCTTACCGCCTCCGCCGCCGTAGAAAAATCCTTGCCGGACTGGCGGGACCAGATGCCGGCCTTAAAGCGGCTCTCGTCCGCCACCCACCGTGCCTGGTAAGGCAGCAGCAGCTCCAGCGGCGTTGTGATCAGGGAAGACATGAAGGGGAGTGGGTGAGTTACTGTCTAACAGCCGAAGATGCTGCGCATCCTGGCGTCGCGCTCCTCCGGGGTGAGGGTTGATTGCGTGACCTGTCTGGCGGCGTCTGCCTGGGCGGCCTTGGCCTCCAGCATCTTGAGGCGGCGCTTGTCCTGCTCCAGCTGCTCTGCCTTGAGGATGAGGTTGACCAGGATGCTCAGCGCCTTGGGATCGCAGGACGGGGAGGCGGCCAGGTCCAGGGCGGCGGAGCGGATGGCCCTCATGGTGGCTTCGTCCACTCCGTCCACGGAGATCTTGTTGAGTTCCTCGGCCGTCTTGTTTTGCCGGGCCAGACGCGCCGGCAGGATCTGGGAGTGGTAGTAGCGGCGGATGGCCTCCTGGCTCAGTGTCACACCGTCCTCGGCCAGGCGTTCCTGGACATCTTTGTAAGACGCGCCGGAAAACAACATAGCGTCCACATCATCCTTGATGATGGGGGGCAACTGGGAGCCGATCACACTGTCTGGTCTGGGTTTGCGGAGCATGGCGTTAATACTGTTAACTGTTACCTCATATCTGGGTAAGCTGGACGCGGCCGGCGTCGGTGATGGCGTACTTGCGCTCGCCGGTGATAAGGCAGGTGGTGGACGTGATCAGGCGCAGGGCCTCCAGTTCCCGGATGGCCAGGTCGATATCGGCAGTGCCTGGGCTCGGAGACATGTCCAGGGAGACCTCGGCCCGGAGAGCAGACACGCGCTGGGTATAGGCAGCGGGCAGTCGGTCGAGGACCTGCAGGATGGTGATCTTGATGTTGGCGCGGGTGGTCATAAGGTTTTACGGGTCTTGAGGATGTCAATCATGAGTTTAAGGGTGCCGGACATCTCGTTGAGCTTGATGGTGATACTGTTGAGGCGCTTGTGCATGTCGTCGGTGGTCTTGGCGTGGAGGGCTTTGAGCTCCGCCACCTCCTCACGGGTCGCGTACTTGTCCTCCATCAAGAAGCGCTGGGGATCGTCGGATTGCTGCGGAGCCTTGCGGCCCTTGACCACCCACCATGTCCCGGACGAGCCGAGAGCAACGCCGAGGATGGTGCCTACTGCCTCCGGCGAGATGCCTGCGGCGGCGTCTGCTATCAGGTTGAGCATCATGATTGGAGCAGTTGGGCCAGCGTGGCGGACCCGGTGGTGTAGGCGTGATGGAGGGTGGCCGTGGACAGCTCGCCCAGCTGGACATGTCCGGGGTCGTAAATGGACTTGAAATCCCCGCCCCATACCAGCCCCAGCTTATGGGCCAGGGCCGCCACGGGCTTGTAGATGGAATTCGCTCCCTCGCTGGGCGTCCATACGTCCTTGCCGTCGACAAACAGGCAGACGTCACCTGCAATTCCGAAGTTGTGCATGCTCTGCCCTCCTTTGGCTCTGGTTACTCTGGGCCTCTTGCCGTAGAGTCTGTCCTGCTCCTCATACGTGCGGATGCCGCAGATGAGCTTCCAGTCGGCCAGGCCTCGCAGGGCCGTCATCATCTGGCGCACCTTGAGCGCGGCCAGGGGCTGGAGGGTAAGCAGGTTGTCCTCCGTGCGCTTGTCCAGCCGGCCGTAGCGGGTCTGGAGCTGTTGATGGCTCTCGCGCCACTGGGCCGCCGCCTCGCGGGTCAGCGGGCCGGTGATGCCGTCAAGCCGGCCCCGATAAAAACCGGCGAATTTCAGGGAGCGCTGCCAGGACAGCGTGTCGGATTGTAATGCTGCGTAAATCATGATAGCTGACAGTTAAGAGTTGCTCACTTGGAGGTGGCTTGTACTACCGGAGCCACAACTGCCTCCGGGGCGGCCTGTGACCAGAGCAGCTTGTGCTCCGTGCGGTCCACTACCAGAGAGGTGCCTCCACGGATGACTACCACCTGCCCGTCGCTCAGGCTGACGCTGGCGGCAACGGGGTCCGCGTCCGTACTGCAGGATCCGCCCAGCAGGAGCATCAAGGCTCCCAGGACGACCATCAGGCGGGAGGTCCCGGATAAGGGTGAGGAGGAGCCGGAGCTGGGGGGTATGGACGACGG